CGGCGGCGCGGAAGGTGACGGCAACTTTGGTGTTGGCGCCGGCCTCGGTGCAGCAGGCGTGAGCGGCTATGGCTTGGGCGAGGCTGGCCTCGGCGGCTGGGCCGGCTGGGGCGATGTCGGAGCGGCTCCGGGCTGGGGCGCCATGAGCGGCGGCCCGGGCTGGGCTGGCGGGCAGTTTGGCGCCTATGGCGGCTTCGAAGGCGACAACGGTGCGTTCGGCAATTTCGGTGCGGCTATGGCCGGCCCGGATGCTGTTAGCTCGGTCGGCCTTGGCGAATTGGGTGATGGCAGAGGCGCCGGCCAGACCGGCCAGACCGGATACGAGGGCGGCAACCAGGGCATTGCCGGCGCCGTTGCCGATGCGGCTGCGGCTGCGCCCGGCTTCAGCACGGGCAATCCCGGCTGGGCATCTGGTGAGTTCGGCGACCTCGGCGCGACCGGCACCCCGGGCGGTTGGGCCGGCAATTTCGGAAACCCTTCTGCCGTTGGCGCGCTCGGCTTTGCCGGCTTGGATAGCCTGGCGGCGACGGAAGCTGCCGGCAAGGGTGCAGCGGAAAGCACGCACGGCCAGACCGGCGAGCAGAGCAGCGGCAAGGGCGGCCAGCAGGGCTACCAGGGCGGCAACGTCGGCATCACCGGCGCGGTTGATGACGCCATGTCGATGAACGAGGCGATAACGGCGGCTGCGATCGCCGCGCAGCAGGAGGCGCTGGGCATTCCGGCCGCGCCGGCTCCCGCAGCACCGGCCGCGCCCTACGGCGGCAAATCCGGCGATCCGTTCGGCAAGGACAGCGAGCCTGCCTACACCGGCAAGAGCGCGCAGACGCAGACCGGCCCGGAGGACACTCCATCCAAGGGGCTCGATCTGTCGCAATTGTCGATGGAATACGCCAGCCCCGATCTCGGATTGTTGGGGGCGTATTCCCCCACCGGCCTGGCGGCCCCGGGCACGATGGGTGGGCAGACCAACGCGGTTTATGATCCGCGCACCGGCAAGTGGGTTGATCCCAAGACCGGCGATCCGGTAGCGCCGCCTGCACCGTCGTTATTCGATATGTACAGCGGTGGAAGGAACTGACCATGCCGAGCCAGACCCACGGCGGTAAGGTATTGCTACGTCGGCGGCAGATGAAGTTTCACCCCGACGAGGTGCGCTCCAAGATCCAGGCCAATCGGTTAGTGCACACGCTGCAGCAGTTCATCTTCGGCGATGTCGACAAGGACGGCCGCAAGCTTGCCGATCTGAGCATGCCGCAAGTGCGCGCGATCGACTGCCTGCTCAAGAAGGTGGTGCCCGACCTGACCCGCACGCTGATCAGCGCGGATGTGAACGTGCGCTATGTTGCCGAATTGCCCAAGGTGCTGACGAAGGAAGAATGGGTTCGCAAATACGGTTCAAGCGAACCTTTGGAACTGACGGCGCTCTCGTTGCCGAATTCGGCTACGGACAAACCGAATTCGGTTAGTGGCAACGGCAATGGACGCACAAACTGACACCGTAAAAACGATCTGGAGCCCCGGCGGCAACTTCGCACAGTGGGCGCTCTTGGAGTGCCCGATTTTCGAGGTGTTCTTCGGCGGCGCCCGCGGTGGGGGCAAAACCGACGGGGCGTTAGGCGATTGGATGCGCCACGCCAACGAGCACGGCATCAATGCCTCGGGGCTGATGCTGCGGCGAACCCGCACCGAGCTGATGGACACGATCGAGCGCAGCCGGATGATCTACGGGCCGCTCAAGTGGACCTACAACGAGCAGGAGAAAACATGGCGCGATCCGCAGGGCGCCCGCCTCAAGTTCGCTTACTTGGAGCGCGACGCCGACGCCGAGCTTTATCAGGGCCACAGCTACTCCAGGCTCTACATCGAGGAGGCGGGCAATTTCCCCAGCCCGGCCCCGATCTTCAAGCTATTCGCGACGCTACGGTCCGGTTCTGGCGTGCCTGTGGGTATCCGGCTCACGGGCAATCCGGGTGGCCCGGGGCACCAGTGGATAAAAGCTCGCTACATTGATCCGGCACCGCTCGGCAACAAGGTGATTGTCGATCCGGTCACCAAGCTGGAGCGCATCTTCATCCCGTCGAAGGTCGCGAATAATCAGTTCATCGACGTGGAGGCCTACAAGCAGCGGCTGCGATCGAGCGGCAGCAAGGAACTGGTGCAAGCCTGGCTGGACGGCGATTGGTCAGTCACGCTGGGGGCGTTCTTCGACTGCTGGAACACCGGCCGGCATGTGATCGAGCCGTTCGAAATCCCGAAAGATTGGATGCGGTTTCGCTCGATGGATTGGGGCAGCGCCTCGCCGTTTTCGGTGGGCTGGTGGGCGATCGCCTCGGACGAATGGCAAGTTCACGGCCGCGTGATCCCGCGCGGCTGCATGGTGCGCTACCGCGAGTGGTACGGGTGCCGGCCAAACGAGCCAAACGTCGGCCTCAAGCTGCATGCCGGCGAGGTCGGTAAAGGAATTTTGGCGCGGGAAAAAGACGAGGAAATATCCTACGGCGTTTTGGACCCGAGTGCCTTTGCCGAGGACGGCGGGCCGTCGATCGCCGAGCGCATGGGCACCGAAACCGGCGGTAAGATCTGGTTCCGCAAGGCCGACAATCACCGGGTGCGGATCTTCGCCCACCTTGGCGGCTGGGATCAGGTGCGCGCCAGGCTGGTCGGCAATGCTGATGGCCTGCCAATGCTGATCGTGTTCTCGACCTGCCGGGATTTCATCAGGACCGTGCCGTTCCTGCAGCACGATCCCGACCGGCATGAAGATGTCTGCACCGACAGCGAGGACCACGCCGCGGACGAGTGCCGCTACGCCTGCATGAGCCGGCCGTGGATTGCGGTGAAAGAGCCGCCAAAGCCGGCCGATGTGTCCGGCTACGAGGTCTACCGCAAGAGCACTGCGGCCGAGGATTGGAAGCAGTTTTAATAAACCCCCCACTTTTTTTTGAAACCATAGGAGCGGCCGATGTCTGTCGTGGAGAAGTTCGCCGCGTTCGTCGGCTCGCTATCGCCGGCGGAAACCGGCGAGGTGATGCCGCTGATGATTTCCTTCATGCAGGGCAACCTCGGCGCCGGGATGACCGGCCCGAATAGCGGCCCTGATACTGCAATGCCGCCCCCACCTCCCGGGGGCGACACTGGCCCGGGCGCCCCACCAAGTCCCCCTGGTATGTCACCTGGGCCAGAACCTCTGCCGCCGCCGGTGCCCGGCCTGCAGCCTGGCGGGCTGATGGGCCGGCCGCCTATGCCGCCCACGCAAATCGGCAACAAGGCTTACTGACATGGCGGTGACCAACGTCGTTAACTTCACCGGCTACAGCAGCAGCACGTCGGGTTCGCGCGGCCGTGCGCCGGGCACCGACGATCCGCGCACCGGCGAGGACGACCAGGGTTTTTGGCCGCTGGAAAAATGTGTGCTGGCGTACACCACCTACCTCGACAGCAAGCGGCTGGAGATCGAGGAGCAGCAGATCGCGCGGCGCTATCGCCACGGCGCGCAGTGGACGAACGAGCAGGTCAAAACCTTCAATGACAGGCGCCAGCCGGTCGTCACCTACAACAAGATCGGTCAGAAGATCGATGGAATTGTCGGCACGGTCGAACGGCTCAAGCAGGATCCCAAGGCATTCCCACGCACGCCCGAGCACCAGGCCGGCGCCGATCTGGCGACCGCGGTTCTGCGCTATCTCATGGACAACAACCGCTGGGATGCGGTGACGCCTATTGTGACCGAGAGCGCCGCGGTGGACGGCCTTGCCGGCATCGAGCTTGACCTCAAGGCGGTGCCGCCCAGCAAGCAGCAGGTCGGCGGCATGATGGGTCACAACGGCGGTCCACCGCTGGAACCGCCGCAACCCGACTATGATGTGATGTTCAGACCCGTCGACAACGACGGGTTTTTTTATGACCCCAGGAGTTTCAAGCACGATTTCGAGGACGCGCGCTATCTCGGCATGGGCAAGTTCGTGGACGAGGAGCAACTCGTTGAAATGCTGCCCGGCATGGAGGAGGACATCAAGGCGGCGTGCGATAGCAACACCGAGTTGATGAGCAACAGCGACCGCGACAACAGGTGGTTTGCGACCAATGGCGACTTCAAGCAAATTCGGCTGGTTGATATTTGGTACAAATCGCGCGGCGGCTGGAAGTGGGCGCTGTTCACGGGCTCGAAGATACTTATGCAGGGCATGTCGCCGTTCGTGGACGAGAACGACAAGGCGATTGCAAAGTACATCATGTTTTCGGCCGCGGTGGATCACGACGGTGATCGCTATGGCTTCCCGCGCAATCTCATGTCGCCGCAGGACGAAGTTAACCAGCGTCGATCGAAGGCGCTGCACGAGCTGAACAACCGCCGCATCATCGCCACCAAGGCGGCGATCGCCGACACCAACGTCGAGGCCATCCGACGCGAAGCAGCGCGCAGCGACGGCATCGTGCTGGTCAACACCTCGCTGGACGACGTGCGGTTTGACGACCAGGCCAAGCAGGCCGCGGTGATGGGGCAACTGCAGTTCATGCAGGACGCCAAGGCCGAAATCGAAACCTTCGGGCCGAATTCCGCGATGATCGGCGGCGATGCCGGCGCTGGCGGATCGAGCGGCCGCGCCATTGCGCTATTGCAGCAAGCCGGCCTGGCCGGACTCGGCCCCTACATGTTCAATCTCAGGGGGTGGAAAGTCAGGGTTTATCGCGCGCTGTTCAATGCGGCGCAGAAGTACTGGACCAACCAACGCTGGATCAGGATCACCGACGCTGACGGCGAGCAGCAGTTCGTGCAGATCAACGAGCAGATTTCGCAGGGCGAGTTCATGCCGCCCATGATGCGCAACGCAATCGGCGAACTCGATGTCGACATCATCCTCGATGAGGGGCCGGATACGATCACACTGATGCAGGACACCTACGAGGCGATCTCGCAGGCGCTTCCGGCGGTGGCGTCGATGCTCACGCCCGGCCAGGCCACCGCGGTCATGCGGGTGCTGATCGAAACCTCGCCGCTGCCGGCCGACGTGAAGAAGACGTTCCGCGATGCCGGCGAGAACGAGGCGCAGCAGCCCGATCCGAAGCAGAAGGAAGCCGAGGCCAAGCTCGCCCTACAGCAGCAGGAGGCGGCGGCGCGCATTGCCAGCGATCAGCAGACGGCGGCATCACAGATGCAGATCAAGCGCGAGGCCGCGCAACTCGAGTTGGAACTCGAGCGCAACAAGGCCGCCGTGCAGATCGAGATCGAGCGCAACAAGGCGCAAAACGCCATGCACATCGAAACATTCAAGGCCGGCAAGCAGGCTGAACTGCAGGCGAACGAAGCTGCGCTACAGTTGACCACCGGCCAGAACATCTCGCGACCGGCAGCGATATAGCCGGGCGTTCGGGTAGCGCGCTTCATACCCGTTTCCGCATCGTCCAGGCGACATTGGGCGTCACGTAGTGCGGCCACGAAACGGCCGATGGAGAACCTATGAGCACAGAACCAGCAGGAGGTACGATCAGTGGTAACAGTACCGACAGCAACAGCATCACTGATCGGCAGCTATTCGACCACGCGATAACATCCCCCGATCCGACGCCGGCATCACCGCCGCCGTCATCGCCGCCGTCGTCACCGTCGCAAGGCGCGCAAGCGTCCGAGCAGCCGGCATCGACGCGGCCCGATCTGCAGCAGGGCGCACAGACGCCCGGCCAACCGCGCGATCCGCAAGGGAAGTTCGCGCCCAAGCCGCAGGGGCAACAGGGGCAGCACAACGTACCGTTGGCGGAATTGCTGAAGGAACGCGATGCACGGCAGCGTCTGGAAGCGCACGCATCAGAATTGACGCGGGCGGTGATGGACCTGCAGCGGCGGCTCGATCCCCAGCAACCGCAGCAGCCGCAAGGACCGGAAACCATCTTTGACGATCCAAGAGCGTACTTGGATCAGCATGTCATGCAGCCCTTAAGACAAGAGGGGCAAATGTACATGATGAAAATCAAGGATGATGTCAGCCGCACGCAGGCCAACATGCAATTCGGCGAGCAGGAAGTGAACGCCGCGCTGCAGGACATGGGCCGCATCCGGCAAACCCCGCAAGGCAACTTCATCTTTCAGCAAATCATGTCGAGCGGGCATCCTTACGGTCAACTGGTGCAGTGGCATCGGCAGGCGAGAGCCCAAGCGGCGATCGGCGCCAATCCGCAAGCGTGGCTACGCAAGCAGCAGCAGGCATGGGCCGAGAACGCGAAGGTCCAAGACTACGTCCTGCAACTGCGTGCAAAGCGTCTGGGTGCTCAAAAGGCTACTCCGCCCAATGTGCAACTGCCGCCATCGCTGTCATCGATCCGGTCGTCATCCGGCCGCATCGACAACGGCGGCGATCTGAGCAGCGCCTCACTCTACGACTTCGCCACCAAGTAAACCGGCCGCCTATCTGAAATGTCCGACCCGCCCCAGTGGCGGGTTTTTTCATTTCAGGACGGCCATAGCAGAAAGGGCACACGGCCATGGCCGTCACCGACATCCAGGCTAACAACAAACTGATTCGCTTCACGCAGGCAATCAATCGCGAGTGGGTTCGCGAGAATATGTTCAGCCCATACATGAGCGATGATGTTAACGCCATCATCCGCCGCCGCATGGAGTTAAAGGCCGGCGGCGAGGTGATGAATATCCCGCTCGTTACCCGGCTGCAGGGCCTCGGTGTTTCCACCGGACCACTGGTCGGCAACGAGGACAAGATCGACGACTACGGCTACCGCATCTGGCTCGAATGGGTGCGCAACGCCGTCGTCACCACCAAGGCCGAAAGCCAGAAGGACAGCGCCGACATTTTCGGGGAAGCCAAGCCGTTGCTGTCGGATTGGCTCTCCGAGGTCACCCGCGACGAGATCATCGCGGCGCTGATGGCGCTGCCAACGGAAAGCCAGCCGGCGGCCGGCGTTCGCGTCAACGGCATCCAGTACGATCTCAGCACGGCGGCGCAGAGGAACACCTGGCGGCTCGATAACGTCGACCGCATTCTCTACGGCGCGGCGACATCGAACTCGGCCACCGACCACGCGACATCATTGGCCAACGTGGACGCCACCGCCGACAAGTTCACGGCGGCCAATCTGTCGTTGCTCAAGCGTGTAGCGATGGGCGCCAACCCGCGCATTCGTCCATACAAGACGCGCTCGGGCTACGAATACTACGTCGCGTTTGCTGGCCTCAACGTGTTCCGCGATCTCAAGATTGATCTGCAAGTGGTCAACAAGGACGCGCGTTCGCGCGAGGGCCGTGAAGTAAACGGCGCACCTGATACCCCGCTTTTTCAAGATGGGGATCAGATTTACGACGGCGTCATCGTCCGGCTGGTGCCGGAAATCTCGTTGTTCGTGAGCAACGTCTGGACCTCGCTCAAGACTGCGGGCAACGGCGGCACGCGCGTCGAGCCGGTGTTCCTGTGCGGCCAGCAAGCGGCAGCGATTGCCTACGGTCAGATGGCCAAGCCCACCTTCCGCAAGGAAGATGACTACGGCTTTATCACCGGCACTGGAATCGAGGCGGCGTATGGCGTTGGGAAAATTTTCAAGAAGCATCCCAAGGCCGGCACGAAGTTAGTGCAATGGGGTGTCGCAACCGGGTTCTTCAACTCGGCTTCGGACTAATAACCCTTAACCGAATAACCCGAATAGGAGAAACCAATCATGGTTGCTAACCTGATGACCAATACGCCGGCCCGCGATGCCTTCAACAACGCGGTGCAGTCCATCGCCGGCCGCATCACTGCGGGCGCCGGTGGTCCGGCCACACTGAGCGTCCAGATCGGCACGCTGCCGGCCGGCGCGCTCATTCTCGGCATCAACACCAACGTGGAAACGGCGCTGGTTGGCACCACGCCGACCTTCAACGTCGGCACCACTGCCACCGGCACCGACATTGCCGCCGGCATTGCGCTGACCGCCGGCACGGTGGTGACGCCAGCAGCAGCGGCGCTCGCCAACCCGCTGACGGCCGACACCCAGGTGTGGGCCAACATCACCGGCACACCCACCGCCGGCGATGCCTTCGTTACCGTGCAGTTCATCAAGCCGGTTTCGTAAATGGCCAAGCTCACCTGGCTTGGCACCGAGGACTATCGGGAGGGGGAAACCCCTCTCGAAAGTTGCGTATGGTGCGGCGTGCTGTTCACGGCCTTCGACAAGGTCGAGGTGTCCGACGAGTGGAT